AAAGGCCAGCTCGCCATTGCGGGCTTTGCTGATCCTGTCAATCTCATAGAAGTAGTTGTGTTCACCAGGCGCGGCAGATGAAGCCACCCGTGCTATTCGCACCTGCACAATGTCTCCCCGCGTCAGCGCTTGGCTGCCGCTATGCGGCTTTGCCTTAATTCGTAGAGTGTGCGATATGCGTCTACGGCGAGCAATTAACCATGCGCCAGCCCGCACAACATGGATCTCTGACGTAGCAAATGCCGAGAGATCATGCTGTTCGTATGGGCCGCTGAGTGCTGTGCCGGGATAGCGTACCTGAGTAGATCGAATTAGACCGATGCCATCCTCTGGCTGCTGCCGCCATAGCATCACTGCACAGAATGGCTTGCGGTCAGTTAGCGGAATCCAAGCAATATCAAACGACTCTATGAATACCTGATCTTCGTTGAACAGAAACTTGGCAATTACAGGATCGGTGCTTACCGTGTTGCCTGCCGTAATGGGAAGCGTCGGGCGGAGACCTACGCTTCCGTTCCGCTTCGCCTTGGTCAACAGAAAGTGTTTGCCATGTTCCGCGATGAAGTCTTCAAAGTTAGTAGACTTATCTATCTTGCAATCAAACGTAAATCCCATCGCTTCGATAAATCGCGCGGCACTGCGATAGGAGTCAACGTCAATAAGCTCTGCAGGCGCCCGGTTTGTAGCACGATGCACCCATAGCGCAACGTCGGCGAAGTTGTTAGTCGGTCCCGTAAAGCCATCAATCAGTCGGCTGACTTCTATGCCGTCTCGGATAAATAGGTGTACTTGCCGATCCCACCTGGTGTCGCCGTCGGGGGCGGTGACCACGAAGCTGCCGGTGGTCAGACCGTCATAGCTACCGCCCGTGCCGCAGAAGTACGGGCACTCAGGCTTCTCGTAGCCGGACCGCTCCACAATGAAATTGCCAGGCGCCCAAGTGCCGGCCGATCGGTCATAGGTCTGCTGCAGCGCCCCCACCCTGCAGGACCGCTGGAACAGATCCCGCAGCTGCACCGGGGCCATCCGCCCCTCGCCGATCACCAGGCGGTAGTAGGCGGTTACCTCATTGGTGGCGCTGTTCTCGAATCGCGCTTCACTGGCCCCAGGGCTGATCAGCACACCACCCACCGTGCCGGACCTGCGGGCAAACACCACAGGGATCACCTCACCGATCGTGATGGCCCGCTGGGCCACATCCAACGGGTCTGAGCCTTGCGCCCGAGTCGCTTCAAGCGGCGTGCTGATCAGGTCCTGCTCGGTGCCAGTGATGTTCATAGGAGGCAGGGCACGCCGACCAACGGCGTCGTGTAGGTGCGCGGAGGGGCCTGGGCACCAACCGGGCTGAGGCTAGAGCCCAGGGTCAGCTTCAGCGACGTAAACGACCCAGATGCTGCCACCACCTCGCCCACGGCGCTGGCAATCAGCACCTGACCGGACTGCGGCGCATCATTGCCGGCAAAGGTGTTGAACTCGTAGAACCGTGTCTCCACCAGCCAGGCCTCAGCCAGTGCCGTTTGAATGATGCCGACCACAGCAGCAGTGGCCGGGATCTCGATGCTGAGGCCGCTTTCGTCGCCGCTGTCGCCCTCGGCCAACCCGTCCACATCAAACGGCTGCCAGGCCCATTGCTGCCCTTCCCAGAGCACCGTGGCGTTGGTGTAATAGCTTTGCCACCTGGCGTAGGTGGTGAGGCCGGAGAAGAACCGTAGATACTGGGCCTGCCCGCGTGCCATTAGCGGATCCCCGCGGCACGCCGGCCGCCTGGTGTGCGAAGCTGCCCCACGGCCTGGGCTGCGGTGGCCCTGGCGATGCGCTCCGCATCCTCGATCGTCACGTAGCGCTGGCCGCCCTGCTCCATCACCGGGCCGGTGGTCAGGTTGACTGTGATCGCGAGGGGGCCGTTGCCGCCGCCGCCGCTGCCGCCGCCGCTGCCGCCACTGGATGTGATCGCTGCGGCGCCGCGCCGGCCGGCGAGGAAGTTGTTGGCGAATGCTGCGGCTTTCTCTTCCGGGACGGCATATTCCCTGCCGCTGCGGTTGTCGCCGATCATGGCCAGCGTGGGTCCGGTGACAAAGCCGCCCTGGGCAAAGCGGGGCACATTCACGTTGCCGATAAGTTGGATGTCAATAGGGGACACCCTATTGAAGCCACTGATTGCGTTGTTGGCCACATTAATGATACCGTTTACAATGTTGCCAAAAAATGAAATTATATTATTTAGCGCAGCTTTTACGGTGTTAGTAATTGAGTTGAAAATGCTTACGATAGGCGCCTTTAGCATTCCCCACATTTTAATAAATGGCTCGATGAACAGCGTGTAACCAAGCTTGCCCAGCCCTTCCATCGACTTCACAAACAGATCCCCCAACCACGTGAAGAATCCACCAATCTGTTCGCGGAACGTGAATAGCACCGCGACAGCTGCCACGATGCCAGCCACTATCAGCACTGGCCAGGTCACCAGGGCCGCCAGGCTGCTGGCCACCATGCCGATTACCGAGACGATCCCACCCAGGGAGGTGATGGCAGCAGCGATACCAGCGATGCCAGCGATCATCGGGGCCAGCAGCGCACCAGCGGCGGCAAGCGCCGGAGCCAGGGCAGTAAAGGCCAATGCCAGCAGCGTGATAGTCCCGGCGACCTGCTGTATGGGTGCAGGCAATGATGTAAAGCCCTTCGTGAACCACGCCAGCCCATCGGCTATAGACTTAAGAGCAGGCAACAAAGCCATTCCCAAACTGGCACCTATGCCGCCAATCGCAGCGCTAGTTTCCTTGATCTTTAGCTCATAGTCCTTTGCGGCTTTTGCCTGCTCAGTTGTCAACTTGGCCGTTACTTTTGAAAAGTCGCCAAATTTATTAAACATTTGAATAAACTCTGGGCCCATCCCTTTGATTACTTTTCCAAGTATTGCTACTTTTTCCGAGCCGTCTGGCATAGCTTTAATCTTGCCGCCAAGCTCATTGAATACATCACCAGCGTTGCGCAGGTTGCCTTTGATGTCAGTTACCCGGATGCCAAGATCAGCGAATACCTGTGACGCACCTTTCCCGCTCAGTCCCAGCTCCTCCATCTCGTCGGTAGCGGCTTTGCCGCCAGGCACACTTATACCCTTGGACGCTGCAGCCATTGCCATCACCTTTGTCAGCTTCAGTATTCCTGAAGCCACATTATCTACCGTGGTCCCGGATTGCCCTGCAGCTTTCCGATATTTAGCCAGCATCTCGACAGAAACGCCAGTTCTAATACTTAAATCGTACAGGGCTGCTGAGGCCTTTACCGAGTTCATGGCCAAGGCACCGATCCCCGATAGCGACAGGGCAGGCACCAAAGCCCCCAAGGCGCCGCCAAGCCCGCCTGCAGCGCCGGCCATCCCCTTCAGCCCTTTCTGCGCCTTCTCTGCTTGGCTTGTTAGCCCCCCTAGGCCTGAAGCCATCTTGGCGATGGCGCCATCCCCGGTAACGGCGGCTTTCACCCGTAGAACCGCATCCATCGACATTGCCATCAGCTTGCCTCCCGTTGCTTGTTGATGTGCTCGTTAATTAAGTTTGCGGCTTTGATCTCGATTACGTGCAGGTCATTGAGCAGCTCCATTGAATTCCGCGACGGATATAGCCTATCGGCAATATCCAGGACAACCCCGTAGTCAAGCCCCCCGACACCATCGCCCACTGGCCGCCATTGAGTTTCGACCCGCAGAAATAGACAGACAGCGTCCCAGCACTCAGGCCAAACAGTAAATGTCTCATCATCGCTTGACAGATCTTCAGGTGGCTCAAAGCCCATTGCTCGGGCATTTTCAACCATGTCGCGGTTCCCCCTGCCGCCGCTTCCATACCGGTAATTGAACCAGTATTCAGCAGCGGCAGTTAGTTTTTTGCTTTGCCTCCCGTAATGCTGGTAGCGAACGCATCAAGAATTGCAGCGGCTACTCCCGCTTTATTCAGCAGCTTTGCTTTTGCCATTTCGCTATACGGCACTTGTTCGCCTTTGTCGATGATACCACTCCAGCCAATAAGCACCTCGTTGACAATGGCTTTGATTACTTTAAGCTGCTCCGGTGCTTCTTCGTCGGCATATTCGGCCAAGCGCCGAAGTTTGTTGCACTCAAGCTGGATCTCCTCAACTCGATCCTGAGGCAGTCGGGCAAACTCAGCATCAAACGATTGGCGGTGGTACTTTCCACCGTTACTTGCTACACTGACCGGCACTGGCCAGGTATAGCTATCAGACTGATCAAGGTCAAACATTAGGTAAAAATCCAGGAGTGGTCATTGTAGCCATTTGTGTCGCCGGGTATCGGCATGAATGGCAATTTAATTAGCTCGGTGCCGTCGCCGTCATCGTATGTGATGTCACCCAGCGAGCAGGTCGGGGCGGCGAATGACACGATCTCACCAGCGGTGACGCCATGGGTCCAGCCCAGGGCGCCCAGCGTTTGGGTCGCCGCAGCGCTGAAGTAATCAAAAGTCGCAATGGTGTTGGATTCAATCACCATCTCGCCTTCTGGCTTCCGCTCGGTATCGATGCGGATTTGTTTTGTGCAGCCTGCCCGCTGGTGAAGCTTTGGCGACCTACCACCCTTGAAGGTGAACGATTCCAGGCAGCTGGCAATGCCGAATGCTGTGATCGTTGGCGTGTTGTCGCTGTTGATCACCAGCGGGTCCCGTTGGGTTGCCGGGTACGTAACCGTTGGGTTGGCGGTATCGGTGGGAGTGCTGTAGATCCCCAGGCCAGAAAACTTTCCAGTGGGAATTGCTTCGTTTTTGAGATCCCACTCCAGCTCCCCTCGAACGCCAATGAGTTTGTGGCGCTTGCCGCCGTGGTGGCAGTCGATCGAGAGCGACTCAAACCCGGAGCCGATTGGTGCATAGGTGACCGATGTGGCCGCCACCACGGTCTCGCCGTAGCCTGCAGCCCGGAAAAATTGGCCGATCGCCGGGGCCGTGCCACGGGTGCCAGATCCCGCCAGCTCAAACGAAAACGAGATTGCAGCGAGTCGCTGCTTGACCAGCCTGCGCTGGTTGCCGATCCAGGGGAATAGCTGAGTGCGCTCCTCCAGGCCGAGCTGGAGCGGATCCAGCTGGAGGTCATCCATGATCCGGATACCGTTGGCGGCCCCGGTGAGGGTGGCGCCAACCCCTGGTGTGGGCTCGATGCCAGCCAGGATTACGCGGTTGTAGGAATAGGGCATTAGGAGGCCAGCGAGGGGGCAGGATCTGCGGGCAGCGGGATGGCCAGAGGCTTGTCACCAGTGACCTCAGGCTCCACCAGGTAGTCGGTGCTGTGCGCCGGGATTAGCTCGCCGCCCCTGACCCACTCCCAGGCCGTTTCGTCTAGCTCCCAGCTGCCACCCTCTACCGGCAATGGCGGCAGAGGCCGTGAATCCGGCTCAGACATAGAGAGAGCCATAGCGAACAACTGCGCCCATAGTAAAGGTTGCAGCAGCCATGCTCAACCGGCAGTGGTCAGATCAGTCTGCAGAGTTCGGTAACGCAGAACATAGGGGCAGACCACCCATACGGCCGTAGCGTCAGCCTCATCGAGCTGGGGTTCCTGTGGCTGCGGCCAGATCCTGCCCTGGGTGAGGCCGTCATAGGTCGGGTCGGTCATCACCAGCGCATGAGCCGCCGCGATGAATGGCGCGATGGTGCGGTCGGGCACCGGGCCATTGTCGAAAAATTCCAGATTTACAACAAGCTCCCACTCGATCTTCCCGGTCACAATCGGATTCGGGCTAGGAGTGTTTTTCCCCCTGGCGATGTTGAGTGAAGGCGCTTGCCGTTTGCTCATTGCACTAACACGGCTGCGGTAGATCGTGATCCCCTGCAGGTTGGCGCGAAGCCTGGCCTCAATCGCCTGGATGATCGCTTCGTCTCTGGTAATAACCGTAGGAACTGGCATCAGATCACAGTGTCAGGACTAGATGGTAGGTCACCGGGTGGGATGTCGCTGAGACGCACGGCGTAGGTGCCGGGTGGCGCCACCCAGGCCAGCTGATCGCCGTCCCATATCACCAGATTTACTAGCTCGCCCTGGGCCAAGCCGATGATCACCCAAGTATCAGGCTGTCTCATTTTTAAAAAAACGTGGTGATAATTGCGATGCCAGCTCCGCCTGTTCCACCTGCGCCCGAAGCGGTTCCAGTTTCCGTGGCTCCACCACCACCACCACCACCTGATGGGAACCCGCCGTTGCCTCCTGCTCCACCAGATACGGCAACACCGCCACCACCTGCCCCGCCAGCTGATCCCGGAGCGAAGAGTCCGCTAGATGCTTGCGCATTGTTTAATCCATTTCCTCCTGCTCCAGCGATTGCTCCAGACGTTCCGCCCGCGAGGTTGATTGCATTTGAGCGTCCGCCGGGGCCACCCGCTGCGGCAACGCCAGCTGCCGTAACTCCGCCAGCTCCTGCTCCGCCTGGCCCTCCGATTTGCGATGTAGACCCTGCGGTGCCTGGGTTTCCTGATTGTCCGACAATTCCAGATGTTCCCGCTGCTCCTCCAGCGTTTGCCTGCATTGATCCTGCTCCGCCTGCTCCTGACGCTGTGAGGCCACCCTGTCCGCCAGCGCCTCCGCCTGCGAGCATTGAGTTAAATGTTGTTGAGCCACCCTGTCCGCCAGCGGAACCGTTTGCGTTGCCAGTTACTCCAGCCCCGCCAATTCCACCCGCGCCAATCGTTACACTCTCAGTCGCGCCTAATACAGATGCTGGCACGGCAGAAACAAACCATCCGCCACCCCCACCACCGCCACCACCTGATTTTGTTATTCCGGCAATATCTTTGCGCCCTGATCCCCCACCGCCGCCGCCACCCAAAAGCTGGACGTTGACAGTTTTTGCGCCAGCAGGTTTTGTCCAAGTTCCAGAGCTAGTGAATATATTAATCTGCGGGGGGAGGGCCCCAATATTGGCTCTTGCCTCTGACGCGGATAAAACGTCTAATAAGTTGTTACTAGAACGAAGCGTGCCCGAGTCGAAAGCCCATGCGTTAGAGCCGTTGGAAAATAATTGGCTGGCAGACCTAGGAGCTGCCATTATGATACTTGTTCCGCCGTTAATCGTGTCGCTCCCAGCCCGCTGAATAGTTAGCGTATTGACGCCATTGATTGCGCCAAATGTATCAATGACAGTTACCGGCACACCGGCTGGCACTGTTGACGCAGCGGGCAACGTCAGCGTGCGAGGTGCGGTAAGTGTGGCGGATGTTGTAACAATTGTTACGCCTGCAGGTACGGAGGCGTTAGCATCGCCCATCGCCCCAGTCAGCGGCGCAATGGCGTCAGCGCCATCAATGCGATGTGATAGCTGGTGGGAGAGCGGCGTGCGGCTGTCTGTGCCCTGGGCAGCGGTGGCAAAGTCAGCTGCGTCAGCTGTCGCAGCTGACCCCAGGCCCAGTGCCGCCCGAGCAGCGCTGGCCGTGCCGCCGCCGGTGCCGCCCTTGGCGATTGGCAGCGTGATGATGGCAGGCTCTTTGCCGGCATCGATCGTGTCCTGGGCCGAGCTGGTCCGATAGGGCGTCAGGGCCGAGACCTGCAAGGCCGAGTCGGCCTTAGCGCCTTGGGCAGCGGTGGCAGCCCCGATGCTGCCTGGGGTGATCGCATCGGTGCCGCCTGTGGCGTGCGTTGAGGCATGCGCTGCCGGGGCACCTCCACCACCTGCCGACGGCTCGAACGGCAGATCGTTGAATGCCGTGCCGGTGATCACCTCGCCTACCAGTACCCCGTCGCCAACCTTTCGCCGGCCAGTTGACCGCCCGGTACTGGCATCTTTCTCTATCCACGACTCGCCTTCCAGCAGCACCGGATTAGCTGCTGCCACTACCGCCAACGTGGCGAATAGCTGTTTCACCCTGGCCGTAACAACCTGAACAGTCACAGAAAATCCCCGTCGTAAATAATTGTGACAGCAACAGGCGCCGGGGGGTCACCGGGCTTCAGCGGCACGATCCACATAGAGCCGTCCCCGGTCGGCATTGCGTCTTCGCTGGCGACATAGTTGGCCCCATCAACGACAACTGCTGCACCCTCCAGCACAGCACCAAAAATGGCACGAGGGTACCGCAGCTCGTAGCCGCTGGACACCACCATTCCGCCAAGGATCTCGTCCTTTGGCGCAATCAAGACTGCGCGGCTTGAGACTGCGCCAATGCTCACGTCATTGCCAACGCCACGCGAGACGGTAGCAGCGATTCGGTTGGCGCGGTCTGTCCAGCTCATAGCACCAACAGGGAAGGCCCCGTAACCGGGGCCAGAAAGTCATCAGAGGTAGCGAGCCAACACGGTTATTACCAATCCGGCCACGGATGTAGCCGTGCCACTTAGGACAAAGCCCACCCGATCGCCGGTTGCCAGCAGCAGGTTGGCAGGGGTGGCGCTGAGGGGCAGCGTCTGCACCGTGTTATTAGGCCCCTTCAGATCGGCGGTAGACGACAGCACAGTCACGCCTGCGCCTGCTGCCTGAGTGCCGGTCAGTTTCTCGACGTTGCCGGTCACCGCGCCGCCAGCGGTGCCCAACGTAGAGTGAACCTCTTGGGCTCCCAGAATCTGCATAGGGGCCGGTGCAATAAAAAATACCTGGCTGGCAACATGCGAGTTCTGGAATGCCGCAAACACCAGGCTTTCTGTCAGCTGGGGTTCTATTACCCCTAGGCGCACCCGAGCTGTGGTGGCTGCGGCAAGCGCCGGAGCAACGGCAATGCCGATCTCGATGTGGCCGGCAGATACCGGGGTAACGACCCGAGCGGTGTTGTCCCAGAACACACGGTCACCGAACGCGAAGGCGTTGGTACCGCCAGTCGCCTTGGTCAGGTCCCAGACGCCTTCGGTGTCAATTACCAGCGATTCGCTGATCGCTGCGGTGGTTTCGGCCACGCCGAATAGGGCGCCGACCAGAACGCCTTGGTTGGATGTAACGGCATAAGGCGCCGCCACCCTGATAAGGGAGCCTTCCTCTTGGACCTTGTTGCTAGACATAGTGCCTCGATTGGTTGGGGGATAGGTGAGTAGTGATCAGGGTCAGACGCCGGTGGATCGGTAGAAACCCCGGAAGTCCATTACGTGAGCGCCAAAGTCCTCACGAACAAGAAGCTCTAAACCGTCCGGATTGCGCTTTTCAGTTAGGGTAATTTCAGGCCCTTCTTGGCCATCCAGGTAGCCAAACCGGATCATGTCAATTGCGCCAGGATTGGCCGCCAGGTACCACTGAGTAGCGGAACGCACTCCCAGCCTGTTCTCTTTAATAATTTGGAAGCTACCAATAAATGGGTTGGGGCCTGCGTTGCCGGTAGCCGCACTAGGCGTATAGCTAGTGCCATTCACTATTTGAGCGGCAACAGTAGCCAGCTGAGGTGGCACAATCAAGTAAGCCGCTTCAATGTTAAGGCTGTTGCCTGCAATGTCCAGCTGCTGGCTCATTGCAGTTACGCCGGTGTCAAGCCCAGCGATCGTGATAGCGCCAGCGCCAGTGTTGTTATGGCCGGCAACAAATAGAGCCTGATTGTCCAGTGAGGTGGTTGAGCCATTGGGGCTCAGGGTAAGCAGCTCCCAAACAATGTTGTTCTCCGTTAAACGAGCACCGCGCCCTGCTTTTTCCGGAACACTGCCAAGCGCGTCAAGGTCGTCGTTGATAATTAAATTCCGGCCAACAGGAATGCGTCGGCCGTAGCTGGCGATGCGCCAGGTCGCCGCACCTTCCACAAGCGTGGCGTTGGCGTACTCTCCCTGCTCCCCAAGTTCTTGTAAAATAATGTTTCCTTGAACCTGCACCTCACTCGCAGGCTTGAAGTTTGGCAAGTTCTTTTGCCGGGCCAATGGCCGCCAAGCCTGCGGCTCTTCAGCATAGCCAGCAATTAAACTCTTATTGGCAACGTTGGCGACCAGAAGCGGGAAGTCACTAGAAGTGTGGAATGCTCGGTCAACAATCTTGTTGATTGATTCGCCCCTGGTACTGATGCCGCGGGCACTTAAAAACTCCCTGGCGATATCGCGCATGGAGCAACCAAGGAACTGCCGCGCAGAATCGTCCAGCTGCTGGGCAGTGCCAGCCCGGTAGAGCATATAGCTCTCAATGCTGCGGTTGAGCTTGTCGCCAGCGTCGCTGGTCACCACCGGAGACACCGGTCCGGTACCTGCCGTGGGCGCCACGGTGGCGCTGGCCTTGGCGCGGATGATCTGATCCACCACCTCGGCCCACGGCTTGCCGCTGTCCACAGACCCACGGGTGGCCTCATAGTCCAGGCCGGCAGCAGAGCACGATTGCAGGATGTCGCGTTCGCGTTTCAGCGCTGCCCGCTCCAGGGCATCGGCAGCAGGGGCCGGGGCAGCAGGGGCCGGGGCAGGAGGGGCAGGGGGCACGGAAGTTGCCGCCACTGGGGCAGTCCGCTCGATGTCGGCGGGTGCAAAGCTGTTGCCAGCCGGATCGCCCCCGGCCTGATTCTGAACAGTCATCGGAGTTGATGCGGTTGGGTTGTGGGCAAATTGAATGGCACGAGGGTCCATGCCCTCGACTACCAACGACAGCTCGCCGAGAGACCAGCGAGTCACGTTGATCACGTCGGAGGCACCCATCTCTGGGTAGGCAAATTCGCGCAGTCGAGCCCCGATTGAGAATCGCGCGGAACCGTTGCGAAGCCGGGGCTCCGCCAGTGCCATCGCCTTTTGTGCGCCATCGAGCACTGCCGTTCCGGTCAGTGCCATCACCCCCTTCACTACCTCAAAGCGCAAATCCTTCACATAGCCCCAGACCGATTCGGCCTCACGGTTGTGGTCCAGAATTGCCGGTACTGGGCGCTCCGGCTCGATCAGAGCGTCAGAGTTGTGCAGTAGCACAAACCCATCGCCTACCTCGGTCTCAGTGGAGAGCACAAGGCGAACCGACCGGGCTACCGGATCCCATGACGTTGAGGCCTGCATGGCAGAGCGCTGAATGTCACAGGGCTGGGGGTCGAAAGCAGTAGGGGTGAGAGTCGCCATGCAACAAATATAGCGCCTACTGCCGCCAACTACAGCAGGTGGTCAAGCAGTAGGCGCGGGAGTATCAGGCGTAGGCGGTTGCCCTTGGCCAGTGCTTGCGGGTGCTAGTGATGGCTTAATGCCGTTGCCCTGGTCCTTAAGCAAGTAGGAATACATCGACAAGCCAGCATCTTGCAGCGCTTTCAAGTCAGCGGCAAACTCCAGAATTAGCTCGCTAGGCACAAATCCAAATGATTTTTGGATATAGCTAAGCGTCATAAATCCGGCTTCCAGTGCTTCGCGCATCCAGCCAATTTCTTCCTTGGGATTGATCAACTCACGACGCGGTGGTGTCCAGCTCATTTTTGCTGGCGTCCTAATGCGCTCGATCCGCGTCAGCTCGCTAAACCACTCGCCGATCGGATCCAACGCTTGAGGCACCGTGATATTCCAGCGCCAGCGCTCCACATTGCGAGCAAATTCCAGCCAGCCCATCCGGCCACTGGAGAAGTTCACATCAGAAAGAATGCCCGTCAAGGCTTCGTAAGTAATACCGTAAGCAATGGCAATTGCATGTTGATTAGTCTTTACTAAGTCGGCGCCACCATCAGCCTTCGGTGGCGTGGCAAACGTGATCTGCTCACCTAGCGCCAACTCTTCGATGGCACCGGGCTCTAGAGTGTCAACCTCTGAGGTCGCGGATGTAGCAGCGGTTTCGCCAATGCCGATCGTGGTTGGTGGACCTACTTGTTGCTTCGTCCTAAAGCCAACGAAGCAAGCCGCAATCTTTTGTTTTAGTAGCTCAGTGCTCAGATAATCGTCAAGATCCCGGGCACGGAGAAATGCCGTCACGCCAAACGGCACGCCAGTATACTGGCCAGGGCGTCGCAGATCGTAGACGTGCAATATCTCGGAAGCCGGTACAAATACCGACTGCACCCCGGTCATTCCGCTTGCTTCGCCAGGATGCGAAAGGTATAGATAATAGCCTTCTAGCTTTCCTTCCGCCGTGTATTGCTTACCGCCAAAGATGCGGCCTGTGCCATCGTCGCGGGTTTTGTCAAGCCAATCGGGCTCCATCACCTGCAGCTGCAACGGCATCAAGCCCTTTGCCCGCAGCTCTGGCGCAATCCGCCGACGGACCAAGACCGAGCCACGTACCACGGTGGTACGGGTCCACAGGTCTTGAAGTCCGTAGAAATTGGTCTTACCAAAATAGTCGCAATCCTTACTTTCTGCCCACTTGGTGAACGCAGTATTGAACGCACCGTAAGCACCGGCGGGCGACGAACCCATAATGCCGCTGCCAATCCAGTTGGAGCAGATCACCTCCACAGCGCGACCGCACCATGGGTTGCTGTCTACCAGATCCTGGTGTCTCTGGATCAACCGATCAAGCACCGGCTTGAGCTCGGCATTGGCACCGCGACCGGATGTCAGCCAGCCATCAGTGCGCCGCGATTGTTTCGCCCCCTCGAACGCCCGGAGCGCAGACGCGGCGGCTTGGGCCTGCAGGCTGCGCAGCTCCGCCATCCGGGCTTCCAGCTTTCGCTCTTGTTTGCTTGCCGTGGTCCGCTTGCCCTTGCCCATCAATCCCTCTGAAATCGCGCGTACACCCGGCGGCTGTTACCGGCCACGGCGGAGCCGGCAATGCTGGTCTCCATCTCTTGCAGCAGGCTGCGCATATCGGCCAGGCTGCGATAGGTGACGGTCCTGCCGTCGCTGGACAGGGTGGTAACGCCCTCGGCGATAGCCTCCCGGAGGGCGTCAGCTTGCTGCTGTGTGTAGGCCATGTGTTGCAGTCTACCGGCTTCTGCCCAGCCAGTTCCCTTTACCGCGCCCCAGGCCGCCAGAGCCGCCCAGAAAGGAATTTTCGCGGGCCCGGCGAGGCTTCACCGGTGCCGCAGGCTGGGGTGCGCTGCCGCTGCCGAGCTGAGCCTCCAGCTGCTGCCAGAACGTTGCTCGGTTGTGTTGGCTGATCACCAGCTGCAGCGCGGCATAGGCATAGCGGGTGCAGTCGCCCGCCTCGAACCGTTCGCCGTTCGGCTTGAACCACTCGGAAACATCAAACCCCTTGATCTTCACCAGACGTTGTTTCCACGGGAATAGCTCGCGGATGAACTGATCACTGGAGCAGGTGCTGTCCCCGAAATGCATGTACCCAGGGCCTGGCTTTTGTTTGGCCAGCCGCCCTTGCAGAAGAGAGATAGATGTATCCGTCCCCACGATATAAAGCATTACGCCGTGTTTGATCAGCTGGTTGTTGTAGTCAATATCCACCGGTGTGCCGCGTCCGATGATTGGCCGCCCCTTGGTGCTGGAGCCTTTCACCAGAATCAGCCCCCGCCTGTCCCTGCAGTAGTTGCGGGCGGTGTGCGTGGCGCTGCCGCCGTCATCAATGGCCCCCTGGAATATGGGCAGTTCAACCCCATCTGTTCGCCGGAACCTTGTTGCTCTGAGCAGGTCGAGCTGCGCCCACACCGCATCTTGCTGCGGGTCCCCGTCAATATCAAACGACCCCAGATGCCAGGCTTCCTCTCCCCTGCCCCAGCCCCATAGCTGGATCGCCAGTCGCTGGCCGATCGAGCCGCCGCCGCCTTGCACGTCAACCCCCATCGTGATGATCAGCACGCCGGCCGGGATCGTCCCCAGCGCATAGCCGTTGCCAGACTCCAGATCGTTGCGGCGCTGCTCAAGGGCCTCGGCATTGATCGCCGCTTCGATCTTGTCTTCCCAGGCCTCGGCGGCTCGCTTGTTGACCCAGCCCTTGAGCAACAACCGATCGTGTCGAGCCCGCTCGAACTCGTCCCGGATCTTCTCCCAGCTCAGCCAGCCATAAGGTGCATACCAGCCGGGCAGGTGGAAGCCGGCTGTCTCCCCGTCGCCGGCCGCCGTAGGTGTCCAGATACCGCCGGCCAACATTGTCGGCTTGTGGTGCTGTCCCACCCGCTCCCCGCACGCCGGGCACTGGCACCACACGTCACCATCGGGCCGATCCCAAACCATGTGCTCCCAGCGCAGCACCGCATGGGCCCCACAGCAGGGCATCAGCGCTCCATAGCGCCGCATGTCGCTGCGCTGCTCAAACTCCCAGGTGATCCGGCAGGCCCCCCTAGTGCCGGGTGTGGAGGTGAGCAGCGTCTTCCTGTCGGGGAAGTTGGTTTGCCTTGCCTCGGCATTTTCAATCGGGTCGCCCTTGTCGTCGATTTCCTGGGGCAAGCTGCTTGCTTCGTCCACCCACAGGTACTGAGCCGGCATCCCCTGGGCTGCGCTGCCGCTGTTGCCACCAATGATGGAAACCAGCATGTCCCCCTCAAACTCTTTGAGGAACATCGAGTTGGCGGAATCCCTGCTCTTTGCGCTTAGTTGTTTAGCAGCAACTGATGGGGTATCTCTAAACAATGGGTCGATACGTTGCCTGTACTGCCGTTTCGCAAAGGATTCAGTAGGGAATACAATCAAGAACGGCGCTGGATCCATGGCGATCGTCCGCCCCAACCAGTTCAAACCGCACTCGGTCTTAGCTCCTGACTGGCTGCCAAAAATTAAGATCACCCGCTTGATTCTCTTCTCCTTGGGGCTCAGCAGGTCCATGGGCTCCCGCAGAAACGGGACTCGATCGGTGCGCCACTGGCCGGGCTCTGATGTGCTCCGCCGCGTCAGCATCCGCCCGCCTGGCGTGCCGTCCACCGGCAGGTCTGCCCACTCGCTCACCGTCAGGTCAAGCGGTGGCTGAATGGTTTGGATGAACGCCTGCTCGTAGACCTGGGCACCGTCAGCCACTGGGCAGGCTCCTGAGGGCACCCTCGATCTCGCTCTGCAGTAGTGCCCGCACCTCGTCAGGATCGGCCATGGCGGCGAGCCTGGCCGCGTTGCGGTTGGGGATACCCAACAACAAATCGCGCAGCGTGCGGGCCAACCGGGAAGCGGCCTTCTTTACGTCGTCGGCTGATACCAGGTCTTCGCGCTCGCGCCCCATTTTTAATAGAGCTAACTCTGCCTCAAAATGCGCACGGCGCTCCATGGACACCATCAATCTTGGAATCTCGCCTTCTGATAACGCTGCCACATCAGACGCCAAAACCTCAACGTTGACTGGTTGTAATTGCTGGGCTGGGGGGGGGTGATCGCCATGTAACTGGCCTGCTAGCGCTGTTCGATTCTTTGCTCTAGGGCAATGCGTCACCCACCATTCAGCCAGCCCTTCTTCTTGCACCATCCACCTGCCTCCCGGACCTGCCGCCGATTGCCCCGTAGCGTCAAGCAACGCCCGCTTTTTTTGCAGCGCTTGCCGGCTCACTCCGACAACAGCAGCAGCAGCGGCAGGACTGAGCAACGCCAATTCGCATCGATTGCCAACACCGCGACCATTATGGGCAACCAAGCGGCCAGGTTGCAAGCTGGGTTGCGCCGTGCCGCTGCGGCATTGGCCGCAATGCTTTTGCACTGCCTTTACCTGGCCAAAACAATGACGGCAACTGGTGTCAGCAAAAAAATTTTCCACACCCTGCAGAAACAGGCCAAAAACCCATAGGCCCATAAGCCCGCACCCGAAACCCCTTGCTATCACTAGGTGCAACCTTGCCAAAATTTCCCCGCTAGGAAAAAACTGCCCCG